CTACATAAGTAACACCATTTGAATTATTAATTGCCCCGCCAGATCCTCCAGATCTTGCAGTAACAGTATCACCACCGCCGCCACCGCCACCTCCTGTAGGTGAAAAAGTAATTACTGCTGCTGTTGTATCTCCTGCGGTATTTCTTCCAGCACCACCAGGATTAGTTACAACGGAGGAAATAGCATATGAAGTGTTTAATCCTCCACCGACGCCATTGATACCTGATGAAGTTCCTCCGCCTTGGCCCGCACCTCCACCAACAGCTATCATATTTCCAAATGTTGTATTACCTCCGGCAGTTCCATTATTACCATTTGTCGCATCTACGGTTTGGGCTACTGCCCCACCAGCGCTAGCTCCAATTGTATAAGACTCTGTGGATCCAAAAAATGAAGAAGGAGCTGCAAAATATCCTGAACCTGCAGAACCACCACCTCCTCCTCCGGAAGATGAAGCGCTAGTTCCTTTTCTTCCGGAAGCTCCACCACCACCTCCGCCCCATAAAAATACTTCTATCCACTTCGTACGAAAGTCCTTTGTCCATGTTCCAGAACTAGAAGTATAAGTAGTGATCTTAATTGAACCGTTTATAGCATTATTTGTGGCCACAAATACTCCTTATTCGTTAGAAGGACTCTAACGATCCTTGTAAATTTACAGATAAAATACTTGCTGCTAACCGTGCTTTAGCTTCGTTATAGGCGGCTTCTCTCTCAGCTTTGCTGGTATCATCCTCAGGAGGTCTCATAATAGAAAGAGGTCTTACATAATCCTGTAAGGCTTCCATCCATATATCTCCAATTGCAGCTTCCTGGGTTTCTTTTACCACGTAACCTGCTGGCGGTTGCCATTGAGTCACTCCATCCCACATAATGACATTGGTAACCACATTATTTTGATCTATGACTGCATATCTACTGCTCATCAATTTCTCCTTTAAAGTATTTCACACACGAATTTAAACAACGGTTAAGTTTCCGACTGAACTTAGAACTCTCCATGTCGTATTGGCAACTACGCAAAGGCACTCTAAGGCATCTCCAGCGTCTGTCGAGGCTAGGCTTCCACCAACCCCAGCAGTTGTTGCCACGTTTCCAAATTTAACTGTTTGGGATGCATTCTGTGCTAATAACCAACCACCTGCGCCATTTCCAGCAATTCTGAAAACTGTTCCTTGTGCTGCTGTCGCTGGAAGGGTCAATGTGCACAAAGATGCATTATCAGCGATATATCCGGTATTAACGGCAATTGCTTGAGAAGTACCCGTGACATCTACCCAAGAGGTAACGCCACCACTGCCACCTGACGAAGCAGCCCATTTAACACCTGAAGTTTGAGCTGAGTCGGCTGTTAAAACAAAATTATCTGTTCCGACACTCAAAGGAGTGAATGTACCTGCTCCTGTGCCAACAAGGATAATTCCTTTCGCAGTATAGTCAGCAAATCCTATCAGAGTATCTGCAGCTCTATTTGGAAATGTATAAACGCCAGCGCCAGCAAATTGGTTAGTGAGAGTGAAATCTCCACTACCATTATGTGTGACTGTTCTTTTGGTGGTACCACCACCAATGCTAAATCCAACCGATAGGTTAGAGATATCTAGGTTGACTGATGAATTGTGAGCCATTTTTCTATCCCTCTTGTTATTTTTTTAAACGAATTTCAAGCTATTCGTTCTTTTTAGAACTCGCCGTTATACGCTTTAATTTAGGCTTGAGTTTGTTGGATGTCTTTTTTGGGGATTCTAATAGTTTGATTTCTTGGGTGATGTATTCTTGACTTTGAGCAATGAGTTGTATCAGGGAGCTTTCGAGGATTAGAAACCTGTTTCTCATTTCTTCAATCGATTGTTGGAGGGCAAAAATGCGGTTGACTTCGGTTTGTTGCTGGAGCAGCAATCTTTTAGGAGCGCAATCTTTAATCACTTTTGGTTGCCCTTGCCCATTTTCCTGCCACCAAGATTCCAAATAGTTAGGGCATTGGTTTTCCGAAGAACATAATTTTGCCTTTACGAAAGGACAATTTTCACCGCATGAAGTGCATTCCATTGAGTTACCTATTGAGTTAAGCTTGTTTTTGACATAAAATTCCTACTACAGCCAACGGTCTCCAAGAAGAACCGTGATTGTGTGGTAAGCATTGATTGGTTGATAAATTGGTTGAGGCCCCAGTAATTCCCTCTGTTGGCGCTCTTGGTCGAGGAGAATCGTTTTCGTTTCGAGTACCTTTAACATGGGTAATTTTCGAGTTGTCAGTATCCTTACCGCAAATAATATTGTGACTGTGATTAGGGATTTGATTAATATTCAGAGTAGCATCTGACTGCTGCCAAGTTCCTGCTACAGTATTTCCTGCTGGACCATAAAGGCCTCCACGCAAAGCTAAAACACAATCCTGTAAAAAATTGATTGCGACCCATCCGTCTGGAGCCACATTTTGATAAAACCAGCATAATGTACCTGCTGGTAAACCCACTTGATCAAACCGAATCTGATAATTACTCGAAGCACGTCTTACCATAAAAAGATCACTTGCTACAGCTGATCCAGTCGGTAAAGTGGGGAAAAGAGAAATATCAATAGATCGAACTTTATCGACGGTTACTTGCTTATCCGTTAATCCTTGTCGAATGATGGTTGTATCTGCATCATTAGCGATTGAAGCGACTGGTAAACCTGGAATTTGTACTGACATAAATCTCCTTAAGCTGTTGGGTAGGTTTTTGTCTGACCCCAAACAAGAATATTGGAAGCCATTCCACCACTTACGATTTGGTTTCCTGCTAAGGTCCCAGCGCCAAGCGTTAATGTATTATTTGAAACAACCGTCAATGTAGGGGCAAGCCCTGACTTTTTTGCTCCAACGGCAAAAATGTATCGAGTGGGGTTTGCTAAATCTACGGCGGTTAGAGTGATCAAAGTTCCTACAGTTCCGTCGTAGGGGAAAAGACCGACTCCATTTCCGTCTGTTAAAATGGCCAATTCCTCTTGTTGTTTTAAGAAGGACAACCAGCGATTGGTGTATCTTCCTAACCAATTGAACCAGTTTCGAGGAGGAAATTCCAATCGGGCCCAGCCTTCTAATTTTTTTTCAGTAGGTGGCTCCAGCACATTGTTTTGACCTGATATGGGATCTACAACATCGTTTTCAGCCCATTCAGGTAAAATTGAAGGTTTAAGTACCATTGTTAACTCCTTAAGGTATTGGTGGCTGAGAGCCGTTAAACATAATGACTTCAGCTAATTGTCCAGCCCCAGTGGTATCAATTGGGGTTCCAAATTCGGCAAATCCTCCACCGAAATCTGGATTAATCACCCTGCCAGCTTGCACAGCTAGAAGATCGCCTGTGTTTATTTCTAAATTTACCAAATCAAATGGATCAGCTTCGTCAGGTGCGACAAGAAGTAAATCCTCGATGGGGTCGCCACTAAAAATAAAAGGCAGCGGAACATTATAAGTCGCAGTAATTGGAGTGTATTGAACGCCCGCCGGACTGACAGATTGAATAGCAGTAACGAGTTGTTCGGGAGGAACTGGAAATACCAGACCATCAGTTGACATTTGAAAAGCTGCTGGATAATACTCATGATAACGGATCTTATTCGCCTTTGTGAGGAACTGAAGAACGGTAATGACTTCTTCAGGGGTTCCATTTGCCTTGTTTATAAAAATTTGAAACTTCAATCGTTCTCTATAATCTTCATCAGACTCATCCGGTAAACGTTGGAGTCCAAGAATTTGACCAATCCCATCAAGCTGATCTCCAGTAGACGTTTCTAAAGAGCGTTGAAATTTTAAGTCTTGATCGACATTGTCTATTTCTTGCATTGAAGTGACAAAAGCACGAATTAACCTTTGAAAACGGCTATATTCTCCATCGACAAGGCTTTGCTGAAATTGACCTGCTAAAAGGGCAATTGCTCTTTGAACGTGATTGGTTATTCTAACCATGTCACCACCTCAAACAGCCGCTTAGACCATTTCGTTGACGTTAGCAAAATGGTTTCTATCATACTGTCACCGTTATTCTTGTTAGATCAAAGATAGAAACTTCATTTTCTGCGATAGCGATATCTGCCGTAGCAAACAGGGGACTGTCACCAGGTAAATTTGTAGCTGCGATTTGCATTACACCACTTGCGATACCAGGCACATTGAAAATCTGAGCAAGTACGCGTTGCAATAGGACGTCTACACCTATACCTAAATTAGATCCGTAAGTATTAATGGCTGCAGCTACTAAATCCTGGCCATTAGGAGGAAATACTTCCTCAGCGTATAGAGTTAAGGCAACCGTAACCCAAATGTAGATGGGGGTAGGTCGGCTAAAATTGATGACTTGGAATTCACCTTGTGAGTCGGTGATGGTAAACGCAGTGTTGCCGAATGTTTGGATACCTGCTGGTTTCGTGGTCCAGATTTTATTTGCGACGTCAGCATCAGTGCCTCCTTGTACGACAGCTTCAAAACTTTTTGGAAATCTTCCACCTTTAATAACCGCTGTTGCTTGAGAAGCTCCTCCACTGACAGTAAAGTCATTAGGAATCATTATCATTTCGATAGCGCTCGCCATATTCATTGTGATTGTTCTATTGGCCGTTCCGCCAACGGTTGCTGTAACAACTTCTGGCTGATTTTGGATCAAAGCAGCTATCACGCTCATGGTGGCTAAATGAGAAATCGCAAAGGTAACGGTGGGCAATGTCACCCCATTTAGGATGACGACGATGGTGTTACCTGCGACTAAATCTTGATTTAATACGATCAAAATGGGTTCTTGAATCAAAGTTCTATTCTCGAAAACAAAAGCAGAAGTGACTCCAGGAACTTGTTGAAGCAGTCTTGCTCTAATAGATTCAACGGTTCCGGCTCCTAATAATCGTAGCGAGTTATTTCGACGGATTCTTAATTCAGCGTCTGTTTCAATGAAACGGCCTGTCAATCCAGCTTTAGGGTTATTTATTGATATCCATCCAGAAATAGGGGTTAAGATTTCTGTCAAAGTATTGATAGGAGCGACAATTGGTCCGAAATCCTGAGACAAGAAAATAACTGGAGTGGCTTGAGCTGTAATATTTAGGTTAGTTCCAACAGCGATCGAAAATGGAACATCTGAATCATCGGCATTGATGGTTATAGTTCCATTCATGTTGTCTATGGCAGTTATTGGCTGAGCACCTGAATTGATCACAGAGGTCAAAGATGCCGTTAGTGCGTTGTTCGATGCTGGAGTTTGGTAAGTTATTGCATAGGTTGGCTGGCTGACTCCGCCTGTAATAACGATCGAATTGACTACAACATTGAATCCAACGTTTGGAATAATGGTAATGATATTAGGATTTGTTGGAGTTGCAGAAAGAACGGCGGGAGAGGTGGCAATTTGTGTTGCTAATAGGCCCAAAGTAGTGTTGTTATCGGTAGTAAAGGAAACCGCTGCTAATTGGATTCCATTAATAGTGGCTACGATGGAATTAGAAGCGACAAAGCTCCCTGTGAAAGTAATGATAGGTCGAGAGAAGGAAAAGGCCTGATTATTGATTAAAGCCGTGTAAATTTGAGCTGCCAATGCAGTCACTTGAAAAGTTGCAGATGCTGCTTGTGTCCGCGTGATGATCGTGTTTTCTCGAGAAAAGAATACAGCTCCAGTATCGGGGATTCTAGCGAGCGCTCCTTGATTGATAAGAGTGCCTTCTAATCCAACGCATACACCTGTGACTCTAGTCTGTTGAGCTGCAAGGCGTGTAATGCCATTAAATTGAACGACATTGTCTAAGCTAATTCCTTCGGCTGAATTGGGGTATTGGCTAAAATAA